ATCATCGCCCCAATCATCCATTTTATCTTGTAACTTATCACCGGCTATACCACCGATAATACCACCTACTAATTGTCCGGGTATACCGCCCGGTGATCCTAACTTAGCACCTGCGATTGATCCTGCTATATTACCTGTTAATGCTTCATCTACTTCTGATTTTCCACAATTACAATCTTTGCAATTTGGTCCGCATTCACAGTCTGAGCCATGACCACAACCACACTCTTGAGGTAAATCTTTGTCACCAGTAAAACTTCCTCGGTGAAACTCATCTATTTTTTCGTCTTCTCCTAATCCTAATACTGTTGGAATAAGGCCTGATAATGCTCTAGCGATGCTCATTTTTCCATCTAAGCCTCTCGACAAGGACAGTTCATCTGGCTTTTCTTTTTCACTATTTTTCTTTATCTTATCCTTGGCTTGTTTATTAGCGGAATCCAACGCAGTACCGCCATGCCTAGATTGTGTAGCATCCGTGTAAGGATTGTCTATAGCATTGCCTAATACGTTAATAATTTCTCTGGCGGCGGCATGATTCTTCTCCTGCTTTGGGTCTTTCAAAACAGTCATATAAGACAGTCTATAGTTCCTTATGTTTGCTATTGCGGAGGCTTCATTATCCGGGTGGGCATCTCTCGATAACTTAATCAGATTATCCGCGATTTGTTTTGGTGTTAAGTCTGCTTCTTTTAATACTTCTTCTTTTTTAATCTTTACATTAGGTTTCGGTTGAAAAGGATCCGTATGCATCTTATATCCCATACTTCTTAACTTTTTAAGTTTTTTAGCATGGTCGTCTCTATCTCTGTTTAGAGGTTCGTTTGTATATTTTCTTGTATCTTTTAAGTCTAAATCCCCTTGCGTTGTTAAATCTAACTCACCTTGGTCAGGCTTAGTTAATACGCTTTTTAAATCTTCTGCACTAACTGCGCCAACGATGTCATTATATCTATGTGCTTCCGATGGGTACTTTCTCCCAAATTCTTTTTCAGACATTTCTAAAGCATCAATTACCATCGCTTTGTGCCCGGTCACTGCACCTTCGTCAGTTTGTTCTTTGTCTTGTTTGTTTGCTAATTTAGTTCCACCATATGCGGCTAATCCAGTAGCGCCTGCGATAGCGGCTCCTGTTTTAATCGCTGGCCCTTTAAGATTGCTAATTGCTTGATCAGTTGCCGCATCTACTGCACCCGGGATTGCTTTATTAACTTGATCGATTGCACCACTTGCCGCGGCAGTACCTGCATCTTTTGCAATTTTACTAATTGTACCTGATTGACTCTGTATGGCTTTTCCTATTACGTCTCCTGCAAGGTTACTAATGACATTCTCATCTAATTTTCCGCAGTCACAGTCTTTACAGTCTGGGCCGCATTTGCAGTCTGAGCCACAGCCACAACCACAACCTTTTGATTCTTCCATCTCTGTGATTGTTTTTGCCCAATCATCTAACTCATTAACTTCTTCAATTTCATTAATGATATTACTGTTGAGTTTGTTTAAAATAGGTAGAACACTTTCGATTCTTGGATCGATTGTTTCTTGTGCGAACATCTCTGCAATGTTTGATGAATCCATTTCATCTTCCATTAGTGCAGGAGTCCATGATTCAAAGTAATGATTATATCCTCTATGACTTTGCATCTTTTGTAATGATTCTCTTAATGATTTATGATGATTAACACCTTCTTGAATTAGTTTTTGAGTAGATTCATTGAATTCACCTCTACGAGTAGCACGGACAAAGCCAGCCATCTTAGTGTATTCTTCTACTAATGTAGTAATGTGCTTACCTCTTTCGTCATACGGCGTTCCACCTTCTGCTACGTGTCTACCATATACACGTGCTATGCCAGGCATTCTAGTCGGGACTGCAAATCGTTCACCTTCAGTATTTTCTACAAAGATTTTATGAACGTTTCTCCAACGTTGCTCACCTTCTTGGATTGCTCTATCGTGTTGAATAACAACCTTAACGTTTGGTATGTTATCGTTGTATGATGTCTTTTGATTGACAGCATGATAACCTTCATTCATTTTTTCTTTCATTTTGTAATAATCCCTTTGACGCATATCATCTCCTAAACGATCACTGTCATGTAATCCAAAGTTTAGTTGCTTAGATAATGCCCATTGCTTTAAGTGTTTTAGTAATCCTGACCATGAATCATCGTATTCAGTACCGTGAGTTTGTCCGGGAGGACTTTCTGATTGCTTGTTATCATAATATAGGTTTAATGATGATGTCTTATCGATAGTAGCCCATGCTTTGCCATAGTTCTCACCATCTTTAATAAATTGGAACTCAAAGACATCTGCTGTCTCTGGGTTTGTTCTTTCATTATTAGAGTCTTTAGGTGACGGCTTATACCCACGAGTCTTAAAAATCTGGTATAATCTCTTGTTAAATGATTCCTGATCAATTGCCATACTATTATTTATCTCTTTTAGTTAATCACAGCGAAGAACGGCAGTGGTGCAACCATTTCATCATGGTCACGCATATGCTCAGTTAAATCACTATGGAAGTCTGTAATGTCTTGTAATACACGTATCACAAGCAGTGTTGACATGACTAAATCGTCATTATTTCCTATCTTAGCGGCATAACTGCCACCAGATGCTACAAATGTTTTAAGTTCACTGATTAATGCTCTACTTCTGACGTTCATTTTCTTACTTTCCATCAATGTTTTCATTTTAGCACATGCGGCCAGTTTTACTTTCTGTGTAGTATTGTATCCTCTACGCTTTTTACCCCTTTCACTTACGAAGATACCTTGAATATTTGATTCACCGTACTCTTTAAGAGATATGAGGGCGGCCTCTCCGATAGAGTTGTTTTCAAGTGAGTAATAGACATTGTTTGGTTCACCCGTTGTCTCTACGATATATTGAATGATCTCTCCTAGTAACTTAATCTGTCTAGGAATATCTGTTTTATTGTCTACCCACTCACCTATTTGAGTTGTTGTGTTTGCTTCAAAGACTTGTATAGCGGCTGGGTCTCCTCCAGTACCTAATGACGGGTCTAGTCCTAATACATAGATCATTCCTTTCTTGGGTTTTTGAAACCATCTGACTTGACCCATTCTATCTACTGGATTTACTGATTCTAACATGATTAATGTATTCGGATTAATAAGTGTTTCATCAGCAATTAAGAATTCACAACCAATCTCACGTGCAAATCTGTCATCACCTAATTGTGCTTTTATTTCTTCAGCCCATGCTTCATCACGACCAGGCTGTTCGTGCCAGTATGATCTAAAAGGTTTGAATCCGTTAACACCTAGTTCTGTTTCTTCACCGTTTGCATTTATATTCTTATTTGATTGTTTCCAAATCAATGCGAACTGATCTTCATCAGAGTTCGGAGTAGATGTGATGATTGCTTTACCACCTGTTGCTAGTGTTGGAGCGATAGAAGTCCAGAACTGTTCAGCAATTGTAGGTCTTACGAATGCAAACTCATCTAAGTATAAGAGTGTAATAGACATACCACGACCCGTGTTCTCTGTAGTCGTTGCTGAGACAATACGAGAGCCGTTCTCAAAGTCTAGTGAGCCTTTGTTGTATGTAGTCACACCGGCTTTAATATGCGTAGGACACGCTTCATATGCGTATCTAATGCGTTGCATGATCTCTTGTGAGCCTGTGTACTTGTGAGCCGCAATAAGAATTGTAGCATCTGGCCTAAACATAGCATACCAAAGTAGATACCCTGCGGCTGATGTAGACTTACCTGACTGTCTAGGCATCAACGCAATAGAATAACGATAGTTATGATATGTATGGAGTAACCGATCTTGGTACTCATATGGATGATATTGAATGCTACCCTGAGTTGGATGCTGTATATAAAAGAAGTTATCCATAAAGTACAAGTACCCAGTATCAGGGTCACAGCACTTAACAAAATCATCAACTTCTTTTTGAGTTTTGAAATGTGTTTTCTTGTATGCGGGTTTTACTAATTCGCCCGTACCACTTGCAGTAAAATTGCTCATACTACTATTTAGTAGTGTTTAGTGGGCTTTTTTATAATCTTGATAATCTAAGAAGAAACCTATAGCAACCAGAACGTTCATTCCCAATGATGCTATGAGTATGTGAATATCATTATAAACATTTGATGTAAGACTAAGATGCAAATGTCCAACTGCCCAGAATGGAATGGCCAGTTGCTGACTAATCCATGATAGAGTATATCTTACAAATGTAAACTTACTTGATGTCAAGTCCTTGTGCCTTCGTTGCTACGATACAGTAGTAATGTTCTCTCATTTTCATAGGTTCACCATCTGGATCTTCAGGATTTTGTTGATTTAAATCAAATTCTAAATTATTAAATTGATCAACTTGAAAACCTGTGCGTTGTAGTAACGCGGCTAGTTGAGTGCTACCGAAGATACTATAATGATTTAAGTTGTATTCATGTTTACGATCATTGTCTGGAGCAGGAACTTCGATATAAATCTTTGAGCCTTGCTTAAGAATACGATTGTATTCCATTAAACTAAAGATAGGATAAGGTGAATGTTCTAATGCATGACGTAAGAAAATAAAGTCTACACTTTCATCATGGTAACCATCTTTCTGTGGTAAGAATGATAGATCGTATCCTTTAGTCTTATGTCCTTTGTCTTCGCATATTTTAATATCACCAGGAGACAATGTAATACCTAATACATCAGTAAAGCCTCTGCTTTTCATTTCATCTAAGAAATAACCAGGTCCACAACCTAAGTCTAATATCTTAGAATCTTTAGGCAATTCTAATGGATCTATATATGTTTCTACAACTTGTGTTGTTAAACTTTTATGAAATGGGCTGTCCCCTTCATCATAAATGTGGGCGGTGTATAACCATTCGTTGTAAAATTTTAACTTAATTAAGTCAAGTGTATTGTTAATATCATAAGGGATATCCATTCATGCTCCTCATTGCTGTAATGTGAAATAGTATGATATTATTTAGTGAGGTTTATGCTGAGGGAATTATTTCTTTATGTCCAAGGCCGACTAGTTGCTAGTGGAACTGTTGCTGTCGGTGTTGCTGTGTTACCTACATACTTAGCGGGAAGTAAGTCAAGGTCAGCAGTGTTTAATGCATTGTATGCCGGTAGACTTACGTTGCCACCAATGCCACCTTTTCTATTAAGTTCTGCTACTTCTGATACTCTTAACTCTTGTCTGAATTGTAACGTACTAGCAGGAGCATTTGTAGTAGATGCAGGTGTAGTAAGAAAGATATCTGTTGCTGGAATAGTTGTTTGAGTTCCGTTATCAAAGTATTCACTAACGATAGCGCCTGCGGCAAAAGCATCTGTGCCTGTTGAACCTACAAAGTTTAATGATGCAAGTGTTGCTGTGGGTGCTGTCAAATTATCTTTACTGGTATCTCTTACTAATGCTAGATTGTAGTAATACCCTGCGCCAATACCATCTGCGGCAACTATTGAAGCAAGTACATCTGCTATCGTAGTTACTGCATCATTGGCATATGCAAAGATTGTAATTAATCCTGTTAAGCCTTTGACTGGTACATTAATGGCTGCCATTATCTTGGGTATCCTTTAAAGCCTTCTATAGGACTTTCTGTGTTGATTGATGGTAGTTCGACTGAACGCATGTCTCCATCGTTTAAGTCTTCCCATTCAGAGCCTACTGCTTTGTATGCTGATTTTAACATATTTGATTCTAGTTCAGTATAAGGTACAGCCATATTGCTTGTGCCGATCCAACTCTCTGAATCTAAGTCAATTGCTTCATGGTCTGACTCTCCGTTTGCTTGAGCAAGTGCCATCATTACACGATTCAATTCATATACTCTATCTCTACCTTCTACGTCTTGGAACTTATGCATTCCTCTTGAACCGTAACGTTGTCTCTTAGACAGTTTACCTGGGGGATTATCCGTTTCCGTAATAAATTCTTTTGCTCTCATTAGGGAGTTTCTTCAGTAGTGATTGTGTTATCAGTTTCTGTTGCTAATTCAGAATCTACGTATCCATCTAGTGCTAATGGTAGACCAGCTGGTGCCGCTCCTTGGAACATAACTGAAGAATTAATAAAGTGAAATAATGTTGTAGACCCAACAACGTTTGCAACGTCAGGATCAACTGTAATTCTAACATTACCAGAGTTGACATCCATGTCATAACCGCTTCCTGGTATAAGAACGTTGCCCCATTGTGTAGATGAGTATGCTGAAAATTTAATGTTAGATGAGTTAGCACTTAGTTGTGCATCTAGTCTGACATCTTGTTGATCAATAGTACCCGGGTCATTAGATTTAATAAAAAATGAACCCAATGTAAATGCATTCGCTGGGTATTCCCAAATAACTTGATTTGCTACATTCCCTGTCGTATATGTATTTGATGATATAACAGCAGTTGAAGATAGGTTCGCAAAGTTATTGTTTATCTTGTCAAAAGCAACTCTTAACGGATCACCAGAACCATCATTTGGTAATGTACCTATATTGATAATTTCGTAATTTACAGCCATATGTTTATCCCAGTCTTATATTGTATTTATGCGATTGGGTAAGTAAGTAAGTAATGTTATTGCTTTGGAGGAGTGGCTTTCATATTTTCTCTGGCCAAT